GCGCGAAATACCCACGTTGGTTTGGCCAGGAAGGACCCGTGAAGCCTCAGCGTGCCGTTGCAAGAGCCCTCTCGAGGCTGCTGCGCAGGTAGTCCCCGAAACGGCGCTGCACCACCTTCTGGCCGATGTCAGCCATGGGGAAGCGAGGCCGATACCTGCTGCGTTGGTCGGTGGCGATGAAGTAGGGGAACAGCTGCTCGCGGCTGCGGCGGTAGATGCCGGGTGGGCGATCACCACCACGGGGCGTGCCGATGAAGAAGCCACCGCGTGCGTTGCCGCTGAGCCCCTTCTGGATGCGCTTGATGGTGCTGAGGCTGACGTTGCCCGATGCGTCACGCTTGACCAGCGAGGTGGGCAGCAGCTGCGCACCAGCGGGCACGCGAGCAGTGCTTGCCACCTCAGCGAGGAACTTGCGCTCGAAGCCCTTCTGCGGGCGTGTGCCACCAGCAATGCCGAAGCGGAGGTAGCGGGCACGGTCACGCCCCTGCTGGTCGTTGGCGTAGACGGTGGCCTCGAGGTTGCGCTTGGTGCTCCTGCTGTAGAGGAACGCGGTCTGGGTGAAGCGGTTGGGGCGGTCGAAGTATTGGCGGGTCGCCCCACCCAGCGCAGTGCGCACATCGAAGGCGGACTGGTTGAGCGCCTGGCTGATGGCGAACGGCAGCTGCTTGGTCATGGCATCCGTCCAGCGGATGGCCTTGGGCAGCTCCGAGCGGATGTCGAGGGTGAGCGTGGCCATGTGCCAAGGGTAGGGGCGCCAGCCCGGCAGGTCCATCGAGAAGGCGTGAAGCCCGTGCCCAACCTGTCCCGACCTCAGACCTTCCCCAAAAGGGGGGTATTACCCCCTCTCTACTACTTTATTTATACTCTTTCTTAGAAGTAGGGAGGTTAGGAGATAGGGAGACCCCTTGCAGGGCGCGGATTTTCCGTGCCCAACCTATTTTGACGAGGTTGGGAGGCGGTACACCCAGCGGCGCTTTCCGCCGGTGCAGTCCCGATACTTGTCGCAGCCGAGATCCTTGAGAATGGATGCGACCTGCATCTGATCGCCCCTGGTCTGGCGCTCCAGCGGCTTCTGGATCGCGTTGGTCAACACCTCCTCGGTGGTGATCGGCTCGATGCTCACGCGCCGGCTCAGGTACACCTGCACCGCCGACTGCCACGGGTTGGAAACCAGGTAGCTCTCGTTCTCGGCCTCGACCTGCATCTCCAGCTCGCGGGGCAGGTGGTTGGCCTCACCAGCCCGATAGGCGTGGACGGCAGCGGACCAGATGGCGTCACGCTCCAGCAGCAGGCCATCGACGGCGATGTGCGGCGCAGCGGTGACAGGCACTACCCAGAAGCGGCGGTTGCCGGTGTCGTCCACCAGGAAGCCGCTGTCGCGGTTGGTGGAGCCCACGATGATGCAGCGCCGGGGGAAGTCCTCGGTGGCCTTGCCGTAGGGCACGCGGAAGGTGTCGGTCTGCTGGGACAGGAACGCCTTCACTTGGCCTGCATGGCGCCGGCCGGTGATGTGATCCAGCTCCGCCCACTCCATGATCCAAGAGCGGTGCAGCACCATCAGGTCGTCCTTGCTGGACACATCACGCAGGGCATCAGAGAAGAACACGCCGCCAAGGTTCCGCCAGAAGGTGGACTTGCCGCAGCCCTGCGGTCCCATGAGCACGCAGGCCGAGTCGTGCTTGCTGCCGGGCTCGTAGATGCGGCGCACCGCTGCGATGAGCGTGGCGCGCAGCATGGCGTCGTAGAGGGTGCCGGGGGTGTCACCGGGGCGCAGGTAGGCGCTGGCGAGGTGGTCGATGGGGACCGGCGGGACCTCCTCTGCGATGCGGTCGAGGTACTCCCGAACGGGGTCGAAGCGATTGGCCTGCGCCACATAGACGATGGCATCAGCGGCCAGCTCCTTGGACACCTTGATGCCCATCTGCGCGAACTGGAGGTAGTAGTGCTCCAGGCTCTGGATGGGCTGTGCGTCCAGCTCGATGTTCTGGGTGTAGATGTTGTATCGGAGGCGATCACCAAGCTGCTGGCGGATCAGGGTGAGCAGCTCATCGGCCTCGAGCTTGAGCGCCTTGCCGCCGGATGATGCCTCGATGGCCGCGGCCTTGGGGTGCGTGTCACCTAGCGCAGCCTTCAGGGCATTAACGGCCACCTGCCGTGGGGAGATGCCACCTGCGAGGTGGTAGAGGGTGCCGAGGCCAACGCCGCCGGTGTCGGCCTTGAAGGTGGACCACTTGTGCTCGCACTCGCCGGCCTTGAACTTGCCGGAGCCTGCCGACCATTGGATCCACTCGGCCAGCAGGCTGTCATCGCCCACGCTGTGCAGCGCCATGCCGACCTTGACCCACTCGTCGTAGTCGTCGGAGAGCGAGGTGGGGATGTTGTCGAGGTAGGCGCGGGCGCGGTCTGCGTCCTCAGTGGGGTTGGGGGTGTGGATCAGCGGGGGGATCTCGGGACCGCGCATCATCTGCTGCAGCAGCACCGATGGCGCCTCGGCAAGGGGCAGGTCACCGGGTGCGCGGCCTTTGAGCCAGCGATAGGCGCCGGTGATGGGGTGCTTGCCGATGACGACGGACTGGCAGCCGGTCCAGCGCAGCTCCAGCTGCTCACCCTTGACGGAGGACTTGAGCTTGGTGGTCTTGATCTGCTCCCAGAAGCCACGGGGAACGCTGTAGATGATCTGGAGGCGGCCATCCCGGCCGGATGTGACTGCCCATGACTTGGGAAGATCACGGAGCGAGGTGTCGAGGTTGGTGAGCACCTCGGAGGCACCAAGGCCATCGTGGTCAACGAACAGCAGGCCGCCAGAGGGTGGACCTGCGAGCACGCCGATGGCTACGGCACGACCAGCCTGCAGCTCGCGTTCGACCTGGGTCTTAGTCAGGGGATGCTTCTGCCACTCGGGCTGGTAGGGGCGTTTGTCGTTGCCGACCGCGACGAGTGCCCAGTCATCTGGGAGCAGGGCGAGCTGATCTGTGAGCGCAGGCATCGGTGCCTCGTGGAGTTGCTGGCAAAGTGTGCCGTGAGGTTAGGAGGTTGGACAGGTTGGTGTGACAATTCTCAAAGCATCCGGCACGGAGCGCGCCACGCCAGCGATGCCACCAGCGCCTCTGACGACGCCGAGCCAGTTGTGCTGTGCGGGTGTGAGGCGGCCGGTGGTGGTCTTGACCTCGATGGAGGTGAACACGGCCACGCGCTGGCCAACCATGTCGGGGGTGATCACCACAGTGCGCCAGCCGATGAGATCAGCGGAGCCGCGTGCGAGGCCGAACTGGACGGGTCTGCCGGTGCGGGGGTCTGGCAGCTGGCCGACCTGGTTGCGAAACAGGCGGAGGTCGTGCTGGGTGCCGAGCGCCAGACGGATGCGCTGCTGCAGATCGGTCTCGGCGTTGGCCACGTCATGCTCTGCTGCTGCGGGCATTGTGGACGCGATACGCCCAGCCGGGCGAGTAGCCGCGCTGTGCGGCGATGGCGAGCAGCTCGGGCAGGGTGCGGGCACGCTTGCGCTCGCTGGCACGGAGCTGAGCATTGACCCGCTTCAGCTCCTGCAGCTCGCCATCGACCTGGCGCATGGGGCGCTTGGGTTCGGGTGCGCAGGCAGCGCCGCAGCAGGGGCAGATGGGTGCGGGCTTGAAGGCTGCGAAGCAGGTGGTGCAGGTGCGCACCGATGGGGCGGCCTGGCCATTGCCGCCGCGGCCAGTGCGGAGGCGGTCATCTAGGGACCAGTCGCGCGGGTCGTCGGGGAAGCCATGGCGGTGGACGTTGCCGACGTGATCGAGGATCACCGCGTAGGGCTTGCCCTCGGCTGGGCGCAGCACCCGGCCAACCTGCTGGAGGTAGAGACCAAGGCTGGCGGTGGGGCGCAGCAGGATGGCCACCTCAGCGGCTGGGCAATCGAAGCCCTCGGATACAACGTCGACGGTCACCAGCACCTGCAGCTGGCCAGCGGCGAACTGCTGGACCAAGCGATCTCGCTGCTCTGGCTGTGAACTACCCAGAAGGGTGGCCGCTGCGATGCCGTTGCCGCAGAACTGTGCAGCGACGTGCTCGGCGTGCTGAACATTGCAGCAAAAAACGATGGCGCGCTTGCCGGATGCGAGCCGTTGGTAGTGCTCGATGGTGTCGCCCGTGACCGTTGGCCGGTCCAGGGCGTCAGCAGCTTGGTCGGTGGCGTAGTCGCCAGCGCGTTTGCGGAGCGCTGAGAGATCCGCACGCTGGGGGGGCGCGTAGATTTTCGCCGGGCACAAATGCCCCGTGTAGATAAGGTCCGCGACAGACGGACCGAGAACAAGGCGGTCGAAGACTGCCGATAGGCCGCGACCGTCCAGACGAACGGGGGTGGCGGTGACTCCAAGGCGAAGAGCGCCAGGCCAGTGGCCGAGCACGCGCGCCCAGCTGCCTGCGGTGGCGTGGTGCGCCTCATCTAGGAGAACGAGGTCTGGGGGGACCGCGATGGAGCCAAGGCGCCGCACGAGCGTCTGCACGGATGCGACCTGTATGGGCGCGGCGCTCGGCTGCGTGCCAGCCGCGATGATGCCGTGATCGACACCAGCGAGATCCAGCTTGCGGCTGGTCTGCGCGACCAGCTCACGCCGATGGACGAGGACCAGGGCGCTGCGGCCACGGGCTGCGAGCGAGCGCATGATCTCGGCCATCACGATGGTCTTGCCACCGCCGGTGGGGAGCACGAGCAGGGGGGCGCGTGCCCCGTCGCGGTAGGCGCCGCGAAGGTCCGTGATGGCCTGCTGCTGATAGTGACGAAGGATGAGACCCATAGGACTAGACCCGCGACTGGCTTAGTGGTATCCGAGTCGAAGCCCGGAAAGCCAAATGATTTCAGTGGTTTAGCGGGAAGGAGCGTGACGAGGGAGGAACTGATGGTAAGCTCTGAGAGCCCTGATGAATGGGAGGGATTGGAAAACGCCGACTACCACCGCCACAGCGCGGTGAGCAAAAGCCACCTCGACCTGGTGGCTCGCAGCCCGAAGCACTACTGGGCGCGCTACGTCGACCCCAACCGGGTTGAGCCTGAGCCCACGCCAGCCATGCTGATGGGCACCGCCCTGCACACCCATGTGCTTGAGCTGGACCAGTGGGATGCCCGCTATGTGATGGCACCGGAAGGCATCGACCGGCGCACCAAGCAGGGCAAGGCCGAATGGGAAGCGTTCAGCGTGGCCGCCACCGGCCGCACGGTGATCAGCAAGGCCGACGCCGACACCGTGATGCGGATGGCGCGCTCGGTGTTTGAGCACCCGGCTGCAGCGATGCTGCTGGGGCTGCCCGGTAAGGCCGAGACAACGTGGATGTGGACCGACGAGGCCAGCGGCTTGCAGTGCAAGTGCCGCCCGGACTGGCTGACCGACGACCACCGGCTGATCGTGGACCTCAAGACCACCGAGGATGCCAGCCCTAAGGGGTTCCAGAAGTCCGTGGCCGCGTGGCGGTATCACGTCCAAAGCAGCTGGTACCTCGACGGCATCGAGCGCGCTGGTGGCACCCGCCCGGATCAGTTCATCTTCATCGTGGTGGAGAAGAAGCCGCCCTATGCGGTGGCCGTCTACGCCGCCGATGCGGACATGATCGCCGCCGGTGCCAAGCAGGCGCGGCTGGACCTCGACACCTTGGCGGTCTGCAAGACCGCTGATGCGTGGCCGGGGTACAGCGACCAGATCGAGACCATCAGCCTGCCGCCGTGGATGCGGCCGCGGCCTGACGGGTCCATGCCCACCATCACCGAGATCGAGACTTTCTAATGACCGAGAGCACAGCACTGACGACCACCAGCCCGAGCGGCTCGGTGTTCAGCGGCATCCAGGCGTTTGAGGATGCCCAGCGGATCGCCAAGGCACTGGCCAGCAGCACGCTGATCCCGCCGCAGTTCCAAGGGCAGAACGGGTTCGCCAACTGCCTGGTGGCGCTGGAGATCGCCAACCGGATGCGGATGAGCCCGTTTCAGGTGATGCAGAACCTGCACATCATCCACGGGCGCCCCAGCTGGAGCAGCCAGTTCATCATCGGCCTGATCAACGGCTGCGGGCGGTTCAGCCCGCTCCGCTACGAGATCAGCGGCAGCGGTGACAGCCTGGCCTGCTACTGCGAGGCCACGGAGCTGGCGAGCGGCAAGGACCTCAAGGGTCCGACCGTAAGCATGGCGATGGCCAAGAAGGAAGGCTGGGCGACCAAGAGCGGCAGCAAGTGGCAGACGATGCCTGAGCTGATGATCCGGTATCGCGCCGCGGCCTTCTGGGGGCGGCTCTACATCCCCGAGCTGCTGGTGGGCATCCAGACGCAGGAGGAGGTGCTGGACGTGGAGCCGGTGACCATCAGCGAGGCACCGGCCGCGAGCGTGCAGGACCTGAACGAGAAGATTACGAAGCAGAAGCCGGCTGCTCAACCGGCCAAACAGGAAGTAGTGGAGGAGGTAGTGCTTGATGACGAAATCTTCTGAGGCTGGTTATCTCCAGCCGCGTGAGCTGGCAGAGCGTTGGCGCGGTGTCGTCACGCTGAGCACGCTCGACAACTGGCGCAGCCAGAACCGTGGTCCCCGGTTCGTGAAGATCGGCGGCCGCGTCTTGTATCCCGTCGCGGAGGTCGAGGCGTATGAGCTTCGGAACCTGCGCGGGATGCCCAACACACCTCCTAACCAACCAAGACCATGAGCTTCAAGCTGAACCTGTCCATCTTCAAGAGCACCAAGCCTGACAGCAAGCTGGATTTCACCGGGATGATGAACGTCAAGGTCGAGGACCTTGATGCGCTGTGCGCCTTCGTGATGAGCCAGGCACCGGACCAGTACGGTGCGGTGCAGGTGCCGATCAGCGGCTGGAAGAAGACCAGCAGCAAGGGGCTGGCGTACATCAGCGCCGTGGCACAGCCGCCCCGCGACTGGGTGCCGCCTGCTGCCGTGGGTCAGGCTGCCCAGAGCCTGGCGCAGGCGACTGGCGGTGCGGTGGTCGACATCACCGACGCCGACCTGTTCTGATCACATCAGCTCCAGCTCCAGGCGGGCGATCTCATTGACCGCTGCCTGGAGCATCTCCTGCTGCTGGTAGCACTGCTTGAGGAGCTTGGCAGCCAGCGGACCGATGTCAGGGTGCCGCTGGATGTCCCGGCATTGCTTCTCGATCAGGAACTGTTTCTCTGGCGGTATCTCCACCGCCATCCATTTTCCGAAGTTCATCTGTCTGGGGCGGACCGCCCCATGATGCCCATGCGATGCCCCAAATGCTGTAGCGGTGCCATCAGGGTGCCGATCACCAACAACAAGCTGGACGACCAGGTGGTGCGCAAGCGGATCTGCGCAGACTGCGGGCACAAGTGGTTCACGGTTGAGCTGGCGGTGCCGGACTATGCGGTGGGCTGGAGCGCTGAGCACCTGCGCAAGCCGGTGCTGCGGACGCCGGTGACGGTGACGGCCACGCACCAAGAGCCCAAGGACCGGTTGGCTGCGCTGCGGGAGGCAAGCGAGCGCCGGTCGCTGGAGGCCGACCTGCGGCACCGTGTTGCGAAATGTGACTGACCCCTTTGCAGGATGCGCGGCCTGCGGTGTATAGTCTGCGCACCGGGGGCAAACGGTCCTCCACTCGGCAGCCCAGAGGCTGCGCTGAACATGCAGGAGCAGATCCTGAACCTGATTGCTGAGTTCACCGCTGAGGCCGATCAGATCGCTCAGGAGCTGCGCACATCCCTGCCTCACGAAGACCCGGAGCGGCATCTGCACATCAGCCGCCGCCACGGCGAACTGCTTCGCTGGATTTCGGTGTGCGAGCGCCACCTCCAGCCGGTTGCCTGAGCCCTCCGGGGCTCTCCACCTACACCCAACAACACCATGGCTCTGACATCTGAAGACTATTTACTGATCCAGCAGATTGCACGGCAAGCTGTCGAGGACGCGCTGCAAGCCAGAAAGCAAACCAAGCGCGCTACCAGCCACACCAAGAAGCACGAGATCCGCCGCTTCATCCTCGACAATCTTGAGGCTCTTTACAAAGAGTTCGGCACCGAACAGCCCTTCGACATCGCTGTTCTGCGGCACTGGCTGTTTAAACGCATGATCCTCAAGCCGCTCGACATGAACCCCATGGGCGACGGTGCCCCCCGCTTCAACTCTCAGGTCAGCAACGCTGTTCAACCAACCGGCTGGCCCGGTGGTTGCGCGCCAATTCAGCCAACTGCCAAGCGCGGCTACTACCTGCTGCGCGACGCCAACGAGTTCATCTGATTGCCACCGCCATGATCAACCGCATCAACAACGCCATCTGCCTGCTGGTCGTCGCCGCCGTGTTCGCCATGATCGGCATCGAGGCAGGCAGTCAGTCCAGCGCCACCCACAGCGGCAACCAAGCCTATGTGGAGGTGCGCCGATGACCCCCCGCCGCTTCTACTTCACGATCAAGTCCGCCAACGTGATCGAGTGCGTGCTGGCGCACAGCTTGTGCGAAGCCAAGCTGATCGCTGCGGACACTTGGCTGCAGTGGTGGTCCGAGATCGAATGGCTGAACCCTGAAACCGTCACCGACCCGAACAGCCATGTCTGACGCACCGCTCGGATCAATGCTGCCGTGGCAGTGGGCGGAGAATGAGCCCACTAGCAAGCATGGCGAAGGCATCAGCCGGCCGCGGCCAGGTAGCCGCACTCGTGAGTTCAAGGTGATCGTCTACAAGCCCGGCGCACAGCCGCTGACGTGGATCACCCGCGCGGAGACCAAGCGCCACGCCATCCGCTACGCCGAAGCGCGCTGGCCGGGCGCAGAGGTGGAGGTGGCATGACCGACATCCGCGCCAGAATCAACCAGCTGATTTCCGACAGCGGCACCTACCGCCAAGGGCAGCAGGATGAGCGCCACCGGCTGCGCAGCCTGATTGACATCCGCATCGACCAGCTGCGCGCCACGGTGGGCATCAAGAACCGCGAGCAGCTTTGCGCTGAGCTGCTCCACCTTCGCCAACACCTCGACCTATGAAGCCGCACCAGCTCGACCAGCAACGCGCCGACATGATGGAGAGCCTCTATCAGCACAGCGGCCGCGACCAGCTGCCCTACGGCCACCCGCTGCGCAGCACCTACACCGGGCTGTGGGAGGAGTTCTGCCGCGACATCGCCGCGAACTTCCGCGACACCAGCTACTCCGAGCTGTTCGCCAAGGTGGTCAAGGCCATGGACGCCACCCAATCGGTGATGACCGAGAAGCAGGCGCAGCAGGCCATCGAAGTCTGCCGGCAGCAGCTGCTGGGGGCGAAATGGTCATAGCTGCCAGGATCCGCAACCGCACGCTCAACATCCGCGTGACGGACGAGGAGATCGCAATGGCGCGGCAGATCGGCAACGGCAACGCCAGCCACGGTTACCGCCTTGCTATCCGTTGGATGGCCGACCGCTCGATCAGTGGCATCCCGCTCAGCACCATGCTGCGCGCAGCTGCTGAAATGGCCGCCGACCTTGAACGTCTACCCAAACGAGGAGCACGCGCCCGTGTCTGATCTGGTCAACCACCCGCCGCACTATCAGGTCGGCACCATCGAGGCCATCGACTTCATCGAGTCGGTGATCAGCGATGCGCCGCACATGGTCCCCGCATACCTGCAGGGGCAGGTGCTCAAGTACATGATCCGCATGTGGAGCAAGGGCAATGCCCTGCAAGATGCCCGCAAGGCGGAGTGGTATCTGAACCGACTTATCGCCAAACTGGAGCAATGTTCTACCTCCCAGGACTGACACTGATCGAGCGCCTGGCGCTGCGGATCCTGTGCCGCAGCCCGCGCACCAGCTTAGTGGTGGTGAAGGAGCGCGACTTCCCGGCGGTGTTTGTCGCCGCTGATCCGAGCGATGCCACGGCAGGCTTTGTCACCGATGGCCAGCCAGAACCGGCGTCGATGCAGCTGGAGCGGATCTACCACCAGCCGAGCTACGGCGAGGACGAATGATCAGCCTGTACGCCGGCCGACTGTTGCTGGTGTGCAGCCGAGCTGATCGAACCTGGCACGCGCGTGTGGTGCTTGGCCCACGGGCTGAGCACCAGCTGGAGGCTGACACCGGCACGGTGAAGCTGCAGGAGGCGCTGCTGCGGGCGCAGTCGATCTTCAGGGCAGCGGTGGTCAAGCTGCGGCCGGAGCCCAACAGGATGTGCTGGGATTGCCTGCAGTGGGACATGCGGCAGCAGCGGTGCGTGCTGGCGCTGCCGGAGGCCAAGCGCAGTGGTGGGCGATACGCCCCGCGGTGCGAGATGTTTGAGCCAGCGATCCGCTCGGCAGACTGAAGGTGGCCGCTGTGGTGCCGTGTCGAAGCGGGAGTGGAACACGCCGGTGCGTGAACCGTGGAACGTGCTGATCCACCAGGCGCTGCAGGCCATCGACCGGCACAACACGCTGTGGATCCGCTCCGGCGACCGCTGGCACCTTCAGCAGGCGCAGGTGCTGCGCGAGTATGTGGGTGGGCTCAAGACCTGGATCCACCAGCAGGAGGGGCGGTGATGTTCGGACCTGAAGTGATCAGCCGCACCGACCGCGATGGCGGCTACATCGAGGTGCTGATGCCCGTGAAGGGTGAGGTGTATTACCGCAGCTGCGTTGGTGGCGTGTGCCGCTACTCCAGCGATCTGTGGCAGGCTGAGCTGTATCTGGACCACCTACTGGCGAGGTGATGCTGCGCGACGTGTTCCTGCTGGTGGTCGAGTATTGGGCGACGTGCCTGGTTGCGCTGTGGGTCTGCAGCAGGATCTTGCCGTGACACTATTAGCCCTACTCAGTAACATGGCTGGGTCGCCAACAGCACGCTGTTGGCACTTCCCTTCGGGGAGCCGCCCACTGCCGGGCTGCGATGGCGGGCAGTTGCCATCGTTCCAACACCCCTCAAGCCTCTCCATGGAAGCTCAAACAGAGGGGTCACTCTTTCCGCGTTACAGTTGATCTGTTCGACGCCCCTCGGGGCTGGGAGCAATAGCCGAGCCCTCGGGAAACCGGGGGCTTTGGTGTATCTGCGCCGAGTGACTGCCGTTGCTGCGCTAGGTCTCGCCGGCCACCCAGCGCACGATCGCCCACTCGCGCATCGAAGTCCAGAACGGCTGCTGGCGGTACCAGTCCACCCACGGCTTGTGGCCTTTCTGGCTGTTGCACATCAGGCAGCAGCTGACCAAGTTCTCGCGGACGGTCAGGCCACCGTGGACCTTGGGGATGACGTGATCGAGGGTGGGGCTGCGGCCGAGGCTGTCGCCGCAGTAGGCGCACTGGTAGTTCCAAGCGAGGTGGATCTGATCGCGTGCGGTGCGCCGGGTGACCAGGCGCGTCTCATCAATGTGGGTCTGATCCACTGAGATCCGGCGGCAGGGGGACTGCAGTCACCTCGATGTCGAGGATGTCTTCATCGGAGGGGATGAACTCGGCCAGGTGGGCGTAGATGTCAGCTG